ACGGTAAAAACATGGTAATTGACGAGAACAGCGCAACATGGAAAGCCGTCGAGAAGTGGGCCAAAGAGCGCATAGAGAATAACCGAACAACATTGGAGGCCGTTGGGCTGCCAGTGTTGGAAACAGAATACCAGCGCGGGCGCATTGCCGCTTTGCGTGACGTGATACGTTTAAAAACCGTGGAACAATCCTCTCAGGACGATTGAGCCGCTAAATCAACCGGGCCGCAGCAATGCCGCCAAAAAGGTAAACCACATGACCGACGAAAACGAAAACGAAGTTCAGAACGAAGAAGAAGCCGCAACGTGGGCAGAGTTCGAAGAAGCCGAGGCCGCACCAGCCGCCGAAGCCGAGCAATCCCAGGACGCCGCAGAGATTCGTGAAGAGCCGGAAGAGCAAAAGGATCTATGGGCAGAAGCACCCGAAAAGCTGCGCATGGAGTACGAGGATCTCAAGAAGCAATACGCTAAAGTCGAACAGTCTGACCGCTCACAGAGGGGAAGGTTGTCGGCACTGCAACGGCAGATAAACGAGATCAACAGTAAAGCCGCACCGCCACAGGAGGCCGCTGAACCTGATGATAACGGGTGGGACACAATGCTGGAAGAATATCCAGAGATTGCGAAACCATTATCGAAGAAGCTGGAGCAGATGGAAAGCTATTCAAAGAAACTCGAAGCTGAAATATCGACGTTTGGCAACGACAGGCGACGAGCGATAGCAGACGAGCAAACAAGCCTATTAGCAGCCGAAGCCCCTGACTGGATACGGCACACGCAAGACCCCGGCTTTATGTCGTGGTTGGACGAGCAGCCGCGCCACATACAGGAAGCAGCAGCACGCAATGGGCAGGAGATCGTAGACTATCGTGAGGCGGCGGACGTAGTTAATCGTTTTCGTGAATACAAGGGTGCATCAAGCCAACAAGCCAACAAACTCGCAGGAAAGCGCCAGCAACAACTCAAATCTGCAAGTTCCACTAAAGGTCGCGGGCCAGGTGCCGTTAACGGCATCGCAAAAGACGGTGACCCAGAAACCTTGTGGAAACAGTGGGAAGAGATGGAGCGGCGGCGACCTAGCAGCTACTAAATATCTGAGGTAACACAATGACTACTACTAATTACACTGATGCTAATGTCAGCCCACGTACTAACGTATACGCCGAGCGGCAAATGCTTAAGCATGCTGGGCCGGTTCGAGTGCTGGATAAATTCGGTATGGTTCGACCGATGCCGCGCAACAAAACGCAGACGATCAAGTTCCGTCGTCCGAACACGTTCGCAGCGTCAACAACTCCACTGGTTGAAGGCGTAACACCGTCTGCTACCCAATTTAGTTATGACGATGTAACAACGTCGCTTAAGCAGTACGGGCAGATCGTAGAGATTACGGATCACATCGAGGACACCCACGAAGATCCTGTTCTAAACGATGCGGCCATGCAAGCTGGCGAAAACATCGGTCGAACAATGGAGGCTTTGGACTTCGGCGTATTGAAGGCAGGCACCAACGTCTTTTACACCAATGGCTCTTTGCGATCGTCCGTGAATACAGCTTTAACGCTTAACAAATTGCGGGCAGCGGTTCGGGCTTTGAAGGCTCAGAAGGCCATGAAAATATCGCGCATCTTGGATGGCAGCGTTAACTATGCCACCAAGCCGATTGAAGCATCCTATATTGCGGTGGTTCACACTGACTTGGAGGCGGACATTCGCGGTCTACCAGGTTTCGTACCGACAGCACAATACGGCAGCCGTCAGGTGTGCTGTGATTATGAGTTCGGTTCGGTGGAGGACATTCGTTTCGTTTGTTCGCCGGACTTAACTCCTTTCGCAGATGCTGGGGCCGCGCTTGGTGGTAGCGGAACAGATATGGTGAGCACGAGCGGTACTAGCGCAGACGTTTACCCGGTGTTGCTGTTTGGGAAAGAGGCTTATGGAACTGTGCCATTACGCGGTCAGGGTTCGGTATCCCCGACAATCCTACGTCCTGGCGTTCGCGACAAGTCAGACCCACTAGGCCAACGTGGTTATGTGGGTTGGTCAGCCTGGCACTCCGCTATCATCCTCAATCAGTTGTGGATGTGTCGTATTGAGTGTGCTGCAACAGACCTGTAAAGATACAAACACAACAAGGCTACTCCGGTAGCCTATTAACCAAATTGAAAAAAGGTAAGTGACATGAGACCAGTAGATTCAGGTGAAGAAGTAGGTAATGGCGCAGCGATCAATGTTGAATTGGGCTATATCCCTGATTTAGTTATTGTCAGCAACGTGACCGACGGTGACATTGTAACGATGGGCTACCCCAATCGTCAGGCTATCCCCTTTAGCGGTGGTGGTGCAACAGAGATTGCAGCAGGTGATTTGATTACGGGCGCAACTTCTGGCGCAACCGCAACGGTGGATCGAGTGCTTTTATACTCGGGAAGCTGGGCCGGAGCGGATGCCGCCGGGTTCTTCATGGTTGAGCGTGACAACTTAACCGGGACGTTCGGATCTGAGAACGTAGTGGTAGGCACTGGAACAGATGACGCGACGGTAACAGTTAACGTCAATCATTCCGTTAACATTGACACCGAGGTAGCGTCTGCAACAGGCAACGCGGCGATTTCAGGTTATGTTGGCGCGGCCTCTACCAATTCCAAAGGCTTCACTATCGGGTTAACTGTGGCCGAGGAAGCTAAACTCCTTCGGTGGACGGCATTCCGTAAGGTCTAAAGAGTGGCGGGTTTAGGCCCGCTAACTACTTAATCAAAGGGTGTAAAAATGGCTACATTAAGCAAAACGGAATCGTCCGCGCTAGTTAACGCGGCGCGGCAAGGCGATTTAAATGCGCTTGGGGCATTGCTAGACAAGCTATCGTCTCAGATCACAGGGCGCGTGGTGAATGTGACGGCAGCAACGCTATCACTGAGCGACACGCTACACGATGGAAAAACAGTAACAGTTAATGCGGCGGCAGGTTCAACGCTAACGCTACCACAGGCTACCGGCAGCGGCGCACGTTACCGCATTGTTGTGGGTACAACCGTTACATCAAACAACCTGATTGTGCAGGTCACGGGCGATGACACAATGACCGGGCTTGCGCTAATCGCTCAAGACGCGGCAAATACCGTCGTAGCATTTGAGACCGCAGGCACTTCAGATACCATCACTATGAACGGTACGACTACCGGTGGACTAAAAGGCGACGTTATTGAACTGGAAGATATTGCGGCAGACTTATGGTCTGTCAATGTAACCGGCGCAGCAACCGGCACTGAAGCAACACCATTTAGCGCCGCAGTCTAAGCAAACTCCCCTTAACAGCCCCGGCTTATGCTGGGGTTTTTTTTGAGTAAAATTTATGATTATCTCATTGAGCAAAGCAACATCGAAACAAATGCGTCAGTTTGCCGAAAATCATTTAGGCATGACTTTCGATACACGGGAAGGCGTCGAGTCTATACGATCGCAGATTATGGCAGCCCACGGCAGCGACGAAATAGAATACATTGAGCCAGAAAAGGAAGTACCCAAAGAGTACGCGCTCAAGAGCGAACCGACCAGCCGCGACTATGTGACTGTGATTATTAATGTCGAAGATAAACCCGGCGGCGAGTCTCAGGTTCCGCTGAGCGTCGGTGGCCGAGCTATGCTTGTTGACCGTGGCGTCAAGTCCCGCATTCCAGTCGAGTATTACGAAGTGCTTAACAATGCGCGGCAAGAAATCTATGAATCACTTAAAGGCGGCGGTGTGTCCACGACTACCCGGCTTGTTCACGCGTACCCATTCCAAGTGGTAGCTTAATGAATTACCTGGCGCTATGTCAGGCGGTCGCTAGGGAGTCCGGCACAGTAACCGGCACACAGCCGACAACTGTATTAGGGCAATCGGGCCGCTTGGCTAAAATCATCCAATGGACAGCTTACGCATGGTCAGAGATACAATCACTACGCAATCAGTGGTGGTTCATGCGTGGCGAATTCGACAGTACCACGGCAAGCGGGCAAAAGCGGTATACGCCACAACAGTTAGGGGTGACGGATCTTGCTGAATGGTTCCAAGAGGCGGACAACATAACTTTGTACGCATCGGACGACCAGGAAGGTGAGGGCGCGCTTGTCTATATGCCGTGGGTTAACTATCGGAAGAACTATGACCGTGGCGTACAGACCAACGCGAAGCCGGTGCATTTCAGTATCAACCCATCGAACGAGTTGTGCTTGGGGCCGGTTCCAGACGATAGTTACATCATTCGTGGTGAGTACCGCAAGAAACCCGCAACCCTGGCGTCAGATTCAGACGAGCCGGACATTCCCGAGTATTACCATTATGTGATTGTTTGGCGTGCGCTAATGCTATTAGCTGAACATGACGAGGCGAAAATACACGTAGCAACAGCGTACAGGCGCTACCGAGAGCTTATGGCCAGCATGGAGCGCGATACAATGCCGACTATCGACCTACCGGGAGCCTTAGCGTAATGCGAAAATCCGTTTCAATCATGGGCGGCGGTCTTGATCTGACTTCCCCGGCAGTAGACACACCGGCAGGCAGGGCCGTTGCAAGCACAAACTATGAATCAGAGCCAAGAGGTTATCGGCGCATTGATGGGTTTGAGCGGTTTGATGGCCAGGACAAACCGTCAGATCAGGCGACAGCGGCTCTTGCGACTACGGCAAGGGGTGCAATATTGGCGGTTCCAGGCTCGGGTGACGTTCGAGGAGTGTGGGAGTACAAAGGCGATATATACGCATTCCGGGACAATGCAGCCGGTACAATAGGCGGAATGTACAAGGCCACAAGTGCAGGATGGGAGGCGGTAACCGGCGCAACAACACTACCCTTCACCCAAGGCGGTGCGTGGGTTTTTGAGTTCTCGCAGCCCGCAAGCTACGCAGACTTCACGCTATCAGATGCCATTGACCCGCAAATAGGCGACACCATACAGTTAAGCGCCTATGGCGTGACAACGTGGTCTGGTAGCGCAGTCATCAGCACAGAGATAACGGTGGTGCAGGCGACCGGCGATATACGGCAAATTGTAATCGATAGTGGATCGTTTGCCGGGCAGGATGCGGTAGGCCGTTTTGTCGTCAAAATCACATCATTCAACACCAACCCGGCAAACCTATCAACATTTCACGTCAACCTACCCGGCTACCCAACGACAGAGCCAAAGCCGATGAACGGCCTAATGTTCGCTAAGCTAACCGGCACAACCCTATTAGACGTTGAGATATACGAAGAAATAACCGGCATATCATCAGCAGAAACGGCGATAGTAACCAGTGTACGGATAGACAGTGGTACTTGGGAAGCGAACGACGCAGCAGGGGAGTTCATTATCGCCAGCGCATCGGGCACTTTTAGCGACGAAGGCGTTATAAACAGTAACGACTACAGCTACTTGGATGATAGGTATTTTGCCGACGTGACAGGAACAGAGCAAACAACCGTAGCACTACCGGCAGGCGGGCGGTATGACTTTGTTAATTACAACTTCCTTGGCTCATCATCAGCAATACTCGAAGATATTGAAGAGTCCGTTCTAACCCTAACGCTGAGTTCATGACATGCCAGTAATTGATACAGGCACAGAAATAGTCGTAGCTGGAACGTATACAGTAGACAGCACGTTTACCACGCCAGCATCAAAACCAGGGATAACAATTACATCAATCAAGTTATACCAGGATGACACCTTACTCGAAACGACAGCAAGCACGCCAGCAAGCACTACGATTGAATTGGAAGCGGGAACCGCAGGAACGACCGTAATTAGGGCGGATGCGATAGATTCACTTGCTCGGACATACCAGGAAACCAACACATACACCTACAACATACCTATCAATATAACCAAGCTGACTCTATCTATCGGCGCTGAATTCATAGAAGAGGGTGAGAAGATAACCACCACAGGCACATACACAATAACCCCAACGTTTGACGCAGCCACAACAAACATCGACCAAGTAGAATATTTAAGGGACGCGCTAACCGAGATAGATACGGCAGTTGCAGACCCATTCACGGTCACAACTAGCGTTGACGTTACCGGCGATGACTTCACGATTGACCCGACAGTGACCTACGCAACGGACGAGACAACAACGTATTCAGGCACTTTCTTGGTGGATCAGAACGCAGGAATTGTGATGCCGATGGTTTCACGGGGAGCCTCAGTTGCAAACACTTATTCGTCCGACTTAGCAACATTCACGACGGATAGCTATTTGGGCGGTCGAGCAGTTATATTTGCCGAATCATTGGCGCTTTTCGTGGCTGTAGGCGGAGAATCGGCATACACATCGACGGATGGTATTGTATGGACAACCAGATCAACCGGGGTATTAGGCGGAACGGAATTGTATGATGTAGCGTGGTCTGAAAGTCTCACGCTGTTAGTTGCGGTAAGCTATACCGTCGACAAAGTAATGACTTCGCCAGACGGCACTAACTGGACGGTCAGAACAGCGGCAACAGCTTCATTATGGAATGGCGTTACCTGGGCCGAATATCTGGGATTATTCGTAGCGTGCGCGAATTCACCATCATCGACAACCAATATCATGACTTCGCCAGACGGGATAAATTGGACTTCTCGCACAACAACGTCAGGCTATGGCTACAATGAGATAGCCGTGAGCGAGGATCTTGAAATATTGGTGGCGGTTGGCCCAAAACATGGAATAGGTGGCGTCAGTTCGTTTACAACCAATGCCTTTATCAGCACATCAACAGACGGGATAACGTGGACTGACGTAACGGGACATCCATTCTTCGGTACGGCAGTATCTCAGCTATCAATAGATTACAGTCCGTCGCTTGGATTATTTATTGTTGTGGCGCGAACATCGGTAACGATTGGCGCAGACGAAACAGCCATAATGAAATCAACAGACGGCACTAATTGGACGGTGGTTGTGGCGGGCGAGCAAGTAGGGACGGAAAAATGGGAGTTTGTGCGCTGGATTCCCAGACTTAGGCAGTTTGTTATATCCGGGTCAGGAAGCAACCTTATCAAATCGTCGGATGGCGATAGCTGGACAGACGTAGCGGTTCCGGCAGGCCAGTGGTATGACATTGCATCGGGAGTCGTGTAATGACAACAACCTATTCTGACAATTTCAAAATGTATGCAGCTAATGGCGTGGGCAAGGCAATTGAGTGGGACGGGACAAACCTAGTCGAGATAGCCACAGGCTCACGGTCAGATAAGCCAACCCGAGTTGACGCGCATCGTTATCACCTGTTCTTGGCCTATGTGGGCGGCTCTCTACAGCACAGCAGCTACGGCGATCCTTACGAGTGGGACGTGTTGACGGGAGCGGGTGAGATTAATGTGGGCGAAGAAATAACGGATCTTCTCGCAAGCGTATCAGGAGCATTAACTGTATTTGCCCGCAACCGGGTTGCGGTACTGTTTGGCGACGACGCGACTAACTGGCAGCTAAAGACGCTATCAGGCAGTGCAGGGGCAATTCCCTGGACTTCTCAGATGATAGGGCAGCCCATTTACCTGGACAGCCGGGGCTTGCGCGACCTATCGAGTACCGAGCAATTTGGTGACTTCAACATAGGCACAATTACCCGGCAGATTGAGCCACTATTTCGCGACAAGCTGGACAACGGTATAACGGCAGTAGCATCCATGCGCGTCAGGGAAAAGGATCAATACCGCCTATTCTTCTCAGATGGAACCGGCATAAGCGTTTATTTTGGACGTGCGAAGGCTGAAGCGATGGTCTTTGATTTGGGGTTTGAGGTGACTAGCGCGTGTTCTGGTAAGGATACCAGCGGCAATGAGATACTGTACGTGGGCAGCACAGATGGCTTTGTTTATCAGCTGGACGTAGGAACCACATTTGATGGGGATGATTACACGTCAACCATAACGCTACCCTTCAACAACGTGGGATCACCAACGTACCGAAAGCGGTGGTATAAGGCCGAGTTTGAGGTTTCAGGCGATACAGATACAGTAATGACAGTATCAGCCAACTACACGTATTCAGACCCAAGGCAACCGGCGGAAACAAGCCAGGACGTAAGCAGTTTTAATGTGGGCGGATATGATAATATACTGGGATGGGAAGGATTGAACGAGGTGTATCTGGATGGTTTGGGGCGAACATTATCGTTAACCATAGCGTCAACCGGCTCGGAAAACTATCACATCATACATAGCGCCACAATTTACTATTCTGACCGAGGCCAAGCGCGATGAAATACCAAGGCAAATCAGTTGCGGATCGAGTTAACGCAATCACATCAAAAAATAGCCCGTCAATGAAGCTGGCGGAAACTCAGGGCTTGCAGCAGGCTGGCAGGCGCGGCCTGCTAAACAGTTCGATGGGCGCGAGAGCAGCGCAGGCAGCCATGATTGAGCAAGCTATTCCTATGGCGCAGACAGACTCGCAGCAGGAAAACGAATGGAATATGCAGAGCCGAAGCCTGGATTCGCGGAAGGGACTACTTGATACCGAGCTAAGTAGCAGAGAAAAGCTGCATGGGCTTGACCTTGGACAGCAAGACCGCCAATTCAATAAGAAATTTGACCAGAGCGGCGACCAGTTTAATCGAGAAATGGATCAGCAGGGCAATCAGTTCAATAAGAAGTTTGAACAGAGCGACAGGCAATTCAACCAAAACTTTGAGCAAAGTGGCCAGCAGTTCGATAGAGAGATGAACCTAAAAGAAGAGGACACGGGTTACCGAGGCCAAGCACTAGACCTGCAACGCGAGGAAATGAACCAGAACAACAAAAACAACCAGCTAGACCGAGACCAGCGCCAAACACTATCGAACATGGAGATGGCGGCAGGGGAGCGACAGAGCGCGGCCAATATGCTGGCATCGTTTGAAAGCTCAAGGGCGCAAATCATATCCAATATTATGAACAATACGGAATTGAGCAAAGAAGTAAGAGATCAGGAAGTAGCGAACGCCAACAATCGGTTCGTAACAATGTCGAATTTGGTGGAGCAGCTTTATGTGTTTGATGTGGAGTGGGCCGAAACGCCACCAGAAGATCCAGACGAAGTAGCCGATGAGCCAGCACCAGAGCCAAACCGCAGGCCGACAAACCGCTATGACTTCAACAGAGTCAATTAATTTATGACTGTTCGAGAAGCAAAATTCGTCGATGTACCAGCGATAGCAAGGCTTATGCAGGACGCTCACAGCCGGAGCATATACGCGGAAGTAGCCACATTTGACCTAGTGGAAGCAAAGCAATTAGTTGTTCGCGCATTGCAGCGTCACGGCCACCAGAATAACGGCGGTAGCTTGGTGTTAGTCTCGGAAAAAGAGGGCGATGTTGCCGGGTTCATCATAGGCGTATTGGATAACGTGTACCCCTGCTTAAAAGAGTTGGTAGCCACAGACCTGCTATTTATATACTCAGAGGATGCAGACGGCAGGGACGCAAGCCGAATGATTAAGCAGCTAATCCAGTGGGCAGAAGACAACCCAAAAGTGATAGAGATTCATCTAGGCGTTACCAGTGCCATAAATGACTGGGAGCGGACAGCAAAACTATATAAGCGTCTTGGACTGGAACAGTGCGGCGCGATGTTCAACAAGAGGATCACGCGATGAGTAAAGTTGTTAAAGGCGCTAAAAAGGTATTCAAGAAGGTGGCCAAGGTGGTTAAGCGAGTTGCGCCATTGATATTGGCAGCCGCAGCAATCTATTTCACGGCAGGCGCGGCGCTTGGAGTCGCGGGCGCGTCAGGTGCAGGGTGGGGCGCGGCGGCGGCGTCGATCAGTTCTGCGACGGGGGCGAGTGGTGTTCTTGGCGGGGTGGTGACCGGCGCTGTGCAGGCGGCAGGCGTCGGGGCGGCGGTAGGCGGTGTGATGGCGAAATCGCAAGGTGGCAGCTTCAGTAAGGGCGCGCAAGCGGGCGCAGCAACCGGGGCGATAACAGGCGGCATAGCGGGCGGCATCGGAGCCTACGCAAGCAGCGGTGGTACGGTCGCACAAACAGCAGGCGCAAACCCGGCAGGGGCCATGAGTCCAGCCAACGCCGCACCAGGATCGTTTGCAGCGACACCAGGTGTCAACCCGACAGGGGTGGTAAATTACGCGAACGGAACGTCAGCAGCACCAGCGACAATGGCGGGTAGTGGTAGCGGCATGATGCCACCAGCAGCACCAGCCCAAACAGGCGGGCTATTGAGTGAAGGTGGGTGGCTTGAGCGCAACCAGGATCTAGCGGGCAACGTAATATCAGGCGTAGGCAAAGGCTTGTTAACCGAGTCGGCAGCCGATAGCGAGCGGCAATTAATAAGAGACCGCCAACGTCGAATTGACGAAAACTACGGAAGCGGTTCAGCACCAGCAAGAGGTATCGCAGGCGGGCAATCAGGCTTGTCAGCAGCCCAACGATTCAGCCCAGAATATTACGACTCGTTTGAATACGCCTATAATCCAAAGTCTGGACGGATTGAACGATCACAGAATCAAGCACAATAAGGGGCCAACAATGCGCGGATTAATGAGCGAACAGCAAACTACGCCAGCGGGCGAAGATGAAAGCAACGTCTCACCAGAAGAGCAGCAGCAGTATAATGAGTATGTCGAGAATGGCATGAACATGATGTATGACGAGAAGATCATGCCGCAGCTAATGGAAACGGTAACAGGTTCCGGCAACCCGATTGAAGGGCTTGCCAATGCGATTATGGCGATTGTCACGCGACTGGACGATAGTGCCGAGAAGAAAGGCGTCACGATACCGGGTGATGTAAAGCTGCATGGTGCGACTGAAATCATGGAGCAAATGGTTGAACTAGCAGAAACCGCAGGCGTCCACGAGTATACTGAGGAAGAAATGGAGAGCGCATACTACCGAGCCATTGACCTGTACCGGGAAAGCAGGCAAGAGCAAGGCAAGTTGCCGGTTGAGGATTTGAAGCAGGATATGGGCGAGTTGGTGGAAGCTGACAAGCAAGGCCGACTAGAAGATATGATGCCAGGAATTGGTCAGTTCGCACAGCGCGGCAACCCGCGTAAAGACCAGGATCAGCAAGCGGCAGGCATTATCAACGGCGCACCACAACAGGGTTAAGGTTATGTCTAAAGCGTTATTAGGTGGATTATTGAGTGGGCTTGGCGATGGCATGGTATCCCAGGCCGAAAAGAAACGCCAAGAGGCTTTAGAGCGGGCGAAGATGATGCAGCGGACAGAAGAGCGCGCAGATGACAGGGAGTTCACGCTAGAGCGAGACGAGCGGGCACTGGGCGCACGCCAGGAAGAACAAAAGAACGAGAGGAAATACCAGATCGAGCGAGATAAAGAAGAGGCCAAGAGAACAGGCGGACTATTCACGAAGTTTGAAACCGATGCGGACGGGCAGTATTTCGGCGTATCCCCGACGGGTAACACCAAAGACTTAGGTCGAACCATGCCAATGAAGGAAGGCAAAGGAAAAGGCAAAGGCGGTAGCGGTACGTCTGAATATGGCGAAGGATTCAGCATAAACGAGAAATATGCGCTTGAAGCTGCAATCGCTAAGAATAGCGAACCCAGCGATATTGGAGGAGCAGATATTGTGAACTGGGATGGCGTAGCCAAAGACGTGGCAGCCATAAAATCCGAGAAGCTAACCAATTTCGCAAGATCGCAGGTCGATGGCGACAAGATGAACACAAAGAGCGATGCGTACCGAAAGGCAGAAGCGGCGGCGGACGAGTGGGTAAGTTCACAAGCCAAGCTACTAAATTGGGACGAGACCGACTTTAAGCAATACGGCGGAAACCGAGAGCAGGCAAAGCAAGCAAAGATCCGGGAATTCTACGAAATGAATACCGGCAAAGCGCCGGAAGCCAAGGAAGAGAAGTACCCAATAGCGCCAACGGACACGAGCGAGCTTAAAGTTGGGGATATTCGCAGCAATGGGTACGGGCAACTGGGAGAATGGACAGGTGAAAAGTGGGCGGCGGTAGGCTCAGTCAACGCCAAAGCAGAGCAGCCAAAAGCAAGACCACAAAAGGATCAGCCGAGAAACCAACCGAGAAGCCTACCAGAAGAATCAAGCGGACTTATGCGCATGGCCCCGCGCGACAGCATGAGTGGTCGAGTTGATAGGTCAGGAGGCGGCATAGACGTTATTAGTGAGCCGGTAGCCACACCGGAATCAGTCAGCACGGTGATAAGAAAAGCCGAGAATAATAAGTCGATTACAGAGGAAGATATAAAATCATTCGTTGAGGCGGCCAAAAAGGATAGCTCGATCAAAGAGAGTATTAAAGCCTTAGATCCTTCAACGCTAAGGATTATTGGTGGCTATCTTGAATTATATGGGGTGTCGTTATAATGAGCGAAGATTACTTAAGCCATGAAGAGTTCATGAATGGCGGTGCATTCAAGCCTAATAAGAGCAAGAAAAGCAACTTATTATCACACGATGACTTCATGGGCGGCGGTTCGTTCGATGCAGACGAGAAGCCGTCAATAGGAAGACAGGCGGCAGATGATTTTTGGCGCGGACTGGAAAGCACTAAGGCGCTTGGCTATGCAGCCGGGGCGATGGGTGCGGATCTTGTGGGCGCGGACGACAAGGCCGATGACTGGCTGGAAAAATACCAAAGCATTAACAAGCAGGCGCAAGAGGATTACCCGCCAACTATTGGTACATTTCGCAATATCGAAACCGCAGGCGACGCAGGCCGCTACGCTATTGAGGCGGTGATGGAAAACATTACCATGTTCATTCCGTCGCTTGTGACAGGTGGTGCAGGTGCTTTGGTCGCGCGGAAAGGGGCCGAGAATCTGGTAACGAGCATTATCAGCAAGAAGATGGCAGAAGGAATGACCCGGCAGGCCGCAGAGAAGGTAGCCGCAAAAGCTGTACAAAAGAGAATAGCATTAGGTGGCGCAGCAGGCGCTTATCCATCGTCGGCAGCAATGGTTGGCGGCGAATCGATGGGTGAGATTTACGAGGAAACCGGAGAAAAGCGCGGAGATATTGCGCTTGGTGTAGGTGCCGCCGGTGGCGCTCTTGATGCGGCCTCGGCGTTATTCCCTATCATGAAAATGTTCGGAAACAACGTAACAAGCGAGTTAACTAAAGGGTTAACGCGAAGGTTGGGAGAGGCTGGCGCTAAAGGGTTCCTGCTTGAAGCCCCAACCGAGACACTGCAAGAGGCGCTTATTCTGTATGGCGTGGAGCGGGTTGACCCCACTAAGGAAGCGTTTTCCGAGAAAAATGTAGACCGATTTATTGACGCATTCCTGAAAGGCGGCACAGCGGGCGGCGTCATGAGTTCGGGTGCAGAGGCTATAGGTTCGTTAACCAGAGGGACAGATCCCAACCTAACCGACGAAATTGACCTGGACATACCCGAGCTAACAGATGTGGTGGAAGATACGTTTACGCCAGAAGAGGTGATGAGCGAAGGCCGAGCTACAATGGATTCGTTAAGCGCAAAGCTAGATGCGGGTGGTCAGCTATCAGCTAGTGAGGCGGCAGAACTAGACTACTTGCGCAAGAATATCACAAACCCGGAAGCCTTGGCCCAAGCATACCGGATTACATTACGAGCACCGGAGCCTACCGGGATTAGAGAGTCGGCAGAAATACCCACACTAACAGAAGAAGATATAGAAAGCCCGATACCGGACAGCTTGATTGCAGATGGAAACAAGGCCGTAGCCGATGCGCAGGCAGCCACTACCGCATCAAGTCTACTTGAAACGGCAGGATTCCCACCAATAGACAGCCGGGTAAAGGTGAGAACGCCAAACGGCGCATTGGTAGGTACAGTTGTAGATGCCTTCGATCAGGATGGATCTCAAGGATTTAAGGTTAAGACCGACGACGGGCGCGTTATATCAGGCACGTTTGATGAATACCAGGGCAAGGTATTTCTGTTCGATGACAATGCGCCGGATACAACCGGCCTGCTAAGTAACATAGTTGACCAGCAGGCGGGCCGCGATCTGCTTAATAATCTCATTGGGGAGGCAGGGCCGGAGCAGGCGCAAGGCCCAAGAACGCCGCAGTCTGAATTAACGGCAGCAGGTAGAGAGCTGGCTAGAATATCGAGAACGAACGAGATACGAGAGAACACTAGAAAGAAGAAAGAAGCGCAGGAAAACCAAGATATTCAAGATGCGATAGAGGAGGCCGCGAGGGAAGCTGAGAGAGAAGCTGAGAGAGAAGCAGGTGAGAAGGCCGCTCGAAGCCAAGAGCAAGAGCAAGAGCAGGATACAACCGGCCTGCTAGATAATATCATCAACCAGGAGACAGGCCGCGAATTACTGGACTACATATTGGGGGGATCAGCACCAAGACAGGAGCAGGGAGGGCCAAGAGCGCCGCAGTCTGAACTGAAGGCGGAGGGCACACGACTCGCGAGAACCGCTCGCGCCAAAGAGATACGAGACTATATAAACCGGAAGAACGCAGGCCAAGAAGAGGCGGCAGACCAAGAAGAGATTACTAGCGCCGAGATAATTGAGGATGCCGGGATCGCTGAGGGTGATGTTGCTGAAGATGCGGGAATTATAGAAGATCCTGTAATTGCTGAAGATCCTGTAATTGCTGAAGATACCGGAAGCCAGGCACGCAGACCAATACCACGCAGAGATATGGACACCGACACCGCAGTAACAGCCGAAGGGCGAGAGGTTAAGGTCAGGTATGCCGTGGTTGAAGCGTCCACTTTGCGGGCTTCGCAGACCGATGACGAGCGAGTTAACCCGGATTATCCGGCGGAGTTGCAGCCAAGAGACAGAAGCCGCAACGCATCGGGACAACAAATAAGCAATATAGCGAATAAACTAAATCCGCGACTACTCGACAAATCACCACGGGCAGCCGATGGCGCGCCTATTATAGCGCAAGATGGCACCGTAGAGTCTGGGAATGGTCGCACACTGGCAATTCGGCGGGCATATTCAAAAAATCTACCTGGGGCGGAGAAATATCGAAGCTATCTAGCAGAGAAAGGCTACCCAGTGGAAGGCATGAGCCAACCTATGCTGGTGCGCGTGCGAGAAGAAGAAATGACGCCGGACGACCGGCAAGCCTTTACCCGAGAATCAAATGACCGGGATACATTGGGCATGTCAGCAACCGAGCGCGCCATGTCAGACGCTTGGGCGTTACCTGACAAGATTCTCGGGCAGTACCGTGGCGGCGATATAGACCAGTCTGCAAACCGCGATTTTGTTCGCAGCTTCATCGAACTAGCCGTGTCTCGGAACGATCAATCCGATATGATGGCGCGTGATGGCTCTATGTCACCACAAGCAATAAGGCGAATAGAGGCCGCATTACTTGCTAAAGCCTACACTGATATGGATTTGGTTGAGGGCTTGGTAGAAAGCAAAGACAGCAATATCAAGGCTATAGGAGCCGCGCTGTTGGACGTGTCGCCGCAATGGGCGCAAATGCGGTCAGGCGTCAGTGAGGGTAAGCTTGATGCGTCGGCGGATATAACGCCGCAATTACTAGAAGCGGTAAGGCTGGTTCAGAAAGCCCGCAGGGAGAGGGGGAGCATAGCAGAGTATGTAGGGCAGTCTGATGTATTTTCAGGAGAAACAGTTAGTCCTACCACTGTGCTCATACTTTCGTTATTCTTCCGAAACAAGAAATCATTTACTCAACCCGCAGCGCAAGCCAAGATAGCTGATGCGCTTAGTATGTATTTGAGGCAGGCGGAAAAATCACAAGTACAGGATATTTTTGGCGAGGCAGGAACCTCAGCCACAGAGATTCTACAGGCAACGGCAGAGCAACAGTATGGAAAAGAACAAGAGCAAAAAGACATTTTCTCACCTGGAAGCACTAGCGAAAGCAGTGGAGCACCAAGGGGAGACGGAGACGGGGCTAAACAAGGTTCACGCAAGGAGATTAGCAGCGAAGGCGCGGGAGTTGGATCGAGCACAACCGAGATCGAGGCGGGGCCGGTAAGGATTGAAGACTTCAAAGATGACTCTATCATTGTTCGAGGCGTAGAGAAGAACGACAGGGGCAAGTATAGCGGCATGTCAGTAAAGCCGTTATGGAACGCGAAAGAAAAAGGATTCGTATTCCCTAAATCAATGCGGGAAGAAGTCAGTTCGCGCATTGCTTCAACGCCAGAAGTTGTAATCGATGGCGGCAAGGCCAATACCGGAGGCGGCAAGCAAACAACCGCACAGGAAGATAAACCAACCCCAACAGATCCGACACCCACAAGCGCAGCCGAAACCGAGACGGAAAGCACCGGGGACGCATTGGCAGACGTTGACCTAGACGCATTGGCGGATATGATTGACTCGGAAATGAGCGACACAGCAGAGACTCATAAGCCGGAAACGAAGCGCAAGAAAAAGACCGCGACCGGCAAGCCGCGCAAAACAAGAAGCAAAACCGAAACCAAGGCAGCGTCCGACAACCCGAAAGGGGCGCAGGAGTCTATAAAGAGTGCGGGCGTCAAACTTAGTAGCGCGGGCGCTGAGGGTTTGAAAGGGTTACAAAAGCTATTCAATCCTAAGAACACGCTGAACAGCGGCCTTGTTTTCACAGAGGAATCCTACCAGGAAGCCAAGCCGCACTTCAAGGCGATGTGGGCAGACTTTCAAGAAGCAGGCAAGGACTTAAAGGACTTTATTAAGGCTATCATCGAGCTGTTTGGAACAGGGGCCAAGCCGTTTATATTGCGCTTTGCAGCCGACTACCAGGCGGAACTAAAGCAGGGCAAGACACAAAACCCCAGTGAGAGCCGGGTAGATCAGATTAGCAGCGCAGAGAAAATAGCGCCAGTGAAGGGCGATATAGACAATATACGCAAAACACTGCCAACGCTCATGCCGGAGCAGCAGGAAGATGTTGAGTTTATTGAAAAGCGACTGTTTGAGGATAATGGTCACGGCGCGCTTATAACAAACGGTACAGGTACAGGCAAGACTTATACCGGCTTAGGCGCAATCAAACGGTATATGATGCTGGGCAAGAAGAATATCCTAATAATCACACCAAGCGAGGCAATCAACAACGCATGGTTGAGGTCAGGCCCAGACGTGGGCGTGAGTATTAGGCCGCTAGTTGATACGAGTGATGCAGGTGAAGGCGTAACGATAACGACCTATGCCAATTTCTATCAGAACAAAGAGCTTGTTAACCGATCATGGGATCTGATAGTAGCGGACGAGGCGCACCATTTACGCCGGAAAGCCGACTTCACGCCAACAACGCGGGAAAAGATGCTTGGTGCTTTGACCTGGAATCCACGCTTTGAGTTAGATCGTCATTTAACCGTACACGCGGAAGAGTATGCCGATGTTGACCAGATGAATCGAACCATTTCATCCAACATGAGCATAATTAATCTTGATGACACAATGGCCCAACACGCAGCCGCACTAAGGAAAGAGAACAAGTCACTAAGCGAGAAGGTGGCTAAAATCAGGGTCAGGCTTGCCGAGGACAGGATAGAAGAGGCCGCGACACTAAACGCCAACTGGGAGGCAAACAGGACTCAGGTGTTAATGCTTTCGGCAACGCCATTCGCTTACGTCAAAACCGTAGATATGGCGGCAGGCTATTTATTCAATTACCCGGAGACAGGGCAGGGCGGCGGATACAATAACCCAGACTCAAGAGATGCGTTTTTCATGTCCAACTTCGGGTTCAGGATGCGATACAACAAGTTAACAGAGCCAGAGGCCGGGGTAGACAAGACGCTAATGGAGCGAATGTTTAACCGGAGTATGCGCAATGACGGATCTGTTCGCGGGCGTATGCTTGAGGTGGAGAAAGATTACGACCGGAAGTATATCAACCTGCCGGACGACAAAGGAATAACCGCAGGCCGACACTATGACGCGGCAATTGAATGGCTTGAAGAACAAGACAATGACGCAAGCAACGCAATCAAAGATTTTTTGATGGACGATAAGAACTACCTTGACCGCGTTTACATGCTTGAAGCTATGAAGGCACAGGCGGCATTACCCTACATAAGAAAGCATATCGCGCTTGGCCGGAAGGTAGTTGTATTCCATGACTACAATAAGGGCGGGGCAACTGACCCGCTAAACACGACGAACCTAGAACGGGAAATGAAGGAGCTGTCTAGCGGTAGCAATAAGGATTGGAATGGCGCACCAGCGGCTGATGTAATTCAGCAATGGAAAGAGTTCAGGAAAGAAAACAGCGCATTGTTCAACCAAAACTACGCAGCGATTGTGTCGCCTACGACATTATTTAAAGCAGAATTTGGCGATGACGCCATGTTCTTTAATGGCACCATTCCCGGAAAAGCGCGACTCAAGAGCATAGAAGCGTTTAACGACGACAATAGCGGCAAGAATCTATTGATAGCGCAGCTTGATGCCATGCAGGAGGGCGTCAGCGTCCACGACACCACCGGCGAACATCAGCGCGTAATCATAAATATAGGACTTGTTAACAAGCCAACCGCAGCCATACAGACGGAAGGCAGAATATACCGAGTCGGGCTAAAGTCAGACGCTATATTCCGGTACGCCACAACAGGGTTAGCGCTTGAGGATTATCTTGTTTCCAGGTCTGCAACCAGGGCCGGAACAGCGGAAAACCTGGCAATGGGCGACGATGCGCGGGGGCTTGAGGAGTCATTTCGTCAGGCATACGAGAACGCGGATTATATTGAGCCGTCCGAGACAGAAGGAACAGGCGGTAAACAAGAGGATCGCAAGCTTGCGAAAGATATAACGCCTTGGGAGATCGCTAAGTCTCGCTATTTCGGCACACAAAAAACGACTGGCAGCAGGAAAAACCGCGAGGGGCCGGACTATTACCCAACGCCAGATCCTGTTGGCTTGAAGATGGTTGAATGGGCGCAGATGAAGCCAAACGATAAGGCGCTAGAGCCGAGTGCAGGGCATGGGGCAATATTACAATGGTTCCCTGAAAGCGTGACGGCACAATTCGTCGAGCCTTACACCAGCTTATCATCAAAGGCGAAGCTGAAAAATCCCAAGAGCGATCATCGACCAGGTACATTTGAAAGCCTGGATATTCACAACAAGTATGACGCTATTGTAATGAATCCACCGTTTGGGCAGGCAGGGGCCAAAGGCTTTGCCCACGTAAGCAAAGCAATAAAGCACATCAAGGAAGGCGGGCGCATTGTTGCATTGGTGCCGAGAAGCGATAAAGCCTACACCAAGTTTGTGGAATCGTTACCAAAGGACGTTCAGATCAGGGCTGAGATAAACATGCCAACGGTGGCATTTGAGCGGGCAAGCACCAAAGTGTCAACAATGGTTATCATCTTGGATAAGACTGAGGAGACGTATAACACAAAACGTATTTCGTATGACAACCACGACAGCATAGGCAGCCTATTTGACGCCTTAGAGTCTGAGAACGATGTGTCCAGCCTGACCCGGCCAAAGCCTAGCGACCCCATGATGCCTAATGGATTAACGCCGCTAGACACCAAACACGGCAGAACAGGTGAACCGCTATTCGTTGCTGAAATGGCGGAGAAGCTAGACGAGGACACGTATAAGCTACTGACAATCAGGGCAAAGAGTCTTGGCGGGTTCCCTATAAAAGCAGGGCTGAGAAAGTATTACAAAGAGGCAAAAGGAATACCGGCCTTCGATTTTCGCGACAACAAGCAAGCCCGCGACGACTTTCTAAATGGGCCGCCAGCGCCTAAAGAGCAGTTCCAGATCAGACGGCAAACCGAAACCGAAGCCTTTAAAGAATGGTTTGGCGATAGCAAGGTGGTGGATGACCAGGGTAATCCGTTGGTCGTTTATCATGGGACTACGTTCAGAAACATAACGCAGTTTCTACCCAAAGGCGGGCGCGACAAAGACAGCGAAAAGGCGCTAAAGCACTTCCTTGATGCAAAAGCAAAGAACAGTCGTTACGGGTATATGATGTTTCGCAACGGTAGTTTCTTTTCGCCAAAGCCAGAGTATGCAGGCAACTACACAAGAGAAAACACCGGGGTAATGTATCCTGTCTACATAAAAGCTGAGAATCCGATATACTTTGACCAGAAAACAGGCAAGGCAACCGGTGTAGATCCAAACAAAACGCCAGACGCACTAATTCTAATGGATGGCGACACCATTAATGAAATTGCGGTAATTGATCCCACACAAGTCAAATCAGCCACAGGCAACACCGGCGCATTCGACCCAAGTTATCCCGATATTCGCTATATGTTTGCAGGGGATAACGCGCTCACGGCGGACAAATACAGGCTGGAATCTGCAAAAATAAAACTATCAGACCGATTCATCGACAACCAGCAGAAGATAACGAACAGCCTAAAATCCAGGTTAAAGCAGCTAG